CCCTAGAATCCTTCATCTCCCGTAACAATCATTCAAAGGGCAATACTCCTTTAGTTACGGATAAAGATAAGAGACCTAAAAGTGCAAACTTATCGTTTGCAGGTCTCGAATCCCACCTTTTACTTTTCATAATTGTTTTAAAAGCAGGAATAAAATGGGAATTTATTCTTGTGCTTCAAAAAGCAAATATGGAAAGTCTACCCGCAAATGAATCTTGATTAAGAAACATTTTGAAGGATAGAGGTGAGACATCTTTTCCCTTTAAAGAAGTCCTTTTTGCAAACTCCACAGTAGGAAATTTTCCATGTGAAATAACGCTTTTCGCCATATTAAGTTCTACCCCATATAGGGTCATTAATTCAACATACTTTTTAGCCAATGGAGGAGAGAAGATGACGACGTCATCTCCTAACACTTCATAGGCTTCAGTTCAACCTGTCCCACCGATTAATCGGTGAGCATATTGAATGATAGCATGATGAGTTAATGCGAGCATAGCTCACGAACTTAATGCCCCCATGGGCTGACCTACTGTATACCTCAGATAACCAGTAGGGATTTCATATTTGTTGACAGGGAGACGATAGTCTCTTTCTGTCAGTATGAGACCCCATAAACTGGCAAGATGACCACCAATTAAACCAGACAATAATTTAATCTGGAGAATTAATGGTAATCTATCTGTGGCTGCACTTAGATCATACCCATAGGAATGACCATACTTTTCAGCCTTGGATAAAGCTCGTTGGAAGGCTTTTCCTTGGTCGAAAGTAGAATCATTTGGCAAGCGGGATAACACCTGGAAAAGAGAGTCATGTAACGGCTTGAATATGGACTGAGTCCATGAATCAACCATTGCAAAAACTCTCAATTTTCCAGCTGCTTCCTCTTTAAAACTCAAACGCCCTAAACAAGGATCAGGGCGAAGACCTTCTAAACCTAAACTTTCCACTACCGCTTCAAATCGAAAGATTTTAAGAGGACGAGTGGAAGAAGAATTAGGTTTCAGAATATGGATAGTCAGATGATTATCATTTCTGAAAGAAGTTATTCGTTCTAATCCAGTTTTACCAACAAGGTCTACAACCAGTTCGTCTATTGTGTGGAAGTGTTCAAAAACACGACCATCAATCAATCGACGTCATTGGATTTTGCAGACCTTAGGTCTAACTCGAGAAAGATTGAGAATAGACAGTAATTCAAAATTTTCT